CTATCCTGCAGGGTTTAACGATTGTTACCTCCTCTTTGGTCCTAGGATCAAAAGGATGATTCGCAGTCGATATCCCTGCCAAACTATTAAGGCCGCAAGTTTGTTCCATGGTTTGCTTCAAGGTGTGAAGCGTGGTGCAGCTGTTGTCCCGGAAGTCTACGTTGAGTCTTCCTACATAAAACATTTAGATATCTTATCTAAGAAACCGACTCCTCCGTCTGAGGAGTTTTTAGATTTATTAGACCAAAAGTTTGATCTGGTCTTTTCCGGTTTCTTTATGTCGGATAAGAAAATTCTTACTATGACTGAGCCCTCTAAGAGAGCCTCCTTTTCCATGGGGGGCCCACAGGGAGGTCAAGAGACGGATGTTACTATGGTCCTCGATCAACTTACTGGTGTTGTAAGTGAGAGTACTGATAGACATCCCTTGTTTTATGGATGGAACTTGGAAGATCAAACTTCACATACAGTGAAGGTAGACTATCCGGATGTTACAGCTATGCGTGACAAATTTAATGGTAGAATCATGCAAAATGATCATACCGGTGAAGTGGAAATGTCGATTGACAACACAAACAAATATTACACCGAATTCCTTTATAGAAGTACCTTTCAAGAGTTGCAATTGATGATATGCGACCCTATTGATGGTCTTCACGAATTCCGTGGGAAATCACTACCTACCAATATTAAGTCTCTATTAATTGATGAGGCCTATAGGCAGATAAAAAGTGATGGATTTGTTGGCTTAGATTGCCGTGTTGTTGCCATTCGCGAGTTCCTGAAAGTTAGAATTATTACTGCTGGCTCGGGTTTACAATATGCCCTTGCGCAGTCTTATCAAAAGAGGATACTGCATCATATACAGCAGTTTCCGCAATTCCGCCTTACTGGCGAGACTCTAACTCCTTCACACCTCCACGACCTGTTCCAAAGAGAACGCGATCTAGATTGGTATTTAGCATCGAAGAACGTTGAAAATTTTCAACCAAGTTGTCCGAAGGATAACATGGTGTCAGGCGACTTTAGCGCTGCAACCGATAATATAAATATTTCGGTGACTTTGCAGGCTTTTGATTCGACCTATAAATCTCAAATGAAAAGAAATTCTTCCATTACTGCTGTTAAATACTTTGACATCTGTCGTACATTACTTGAGCCACACAATTTATGGTATGGGAAATCTGACTTGAAAGGCCTTCGATTACATGAGTATGAGAAGGTTAAGCGAGCTAAAGAATCTTTGCTAACATTAGCTAAGATCAAGCTCCCTCAAGAGGTTTTCAACCAAATTGATGACTTCCTCGGTCCAGAAGGAATCGACTTACCTCCCTTGGTAAGCAGTGACCCTTTCTCCGAAGAAGAAGTAATCGACCCAGATGCGTACTTTCCCTCCTATCCTAACTATTTAGGTGAGGATTCAGTGAATGGCAAAGACTACTACGTTTTTAAACAAAAGAACGGTCAACTAATGGGTTCTCCCATTAGTTTCCCGTTCTTATGCGTAATAAACCTTTGCGCCTACTGGATCTCGTTGGAAAAGTACCTAGGTACTCGTGTTCCTATCAAATTACTTCCAGTTCTGATTAATGGTGATGATAT